GCCTCTTATTTCGTGCTGCCCAACGCCACAGCGCAGACACCGCCGGACTCCGGCACGAAAGACCATGAATAGACCACAAGACCCAGAGGCGGCGGAAACCGCCAAAACAACGGACAGCCCGGCGGTTGATCTGCCGCGACTTGTTCGCTTGTCGCCTTACCAAAAGATGCCGGATGACGGATGCGGCGAATGGATCGGAGCACCAAACAACGGCGGCGACGTTGGCGACATGCTGGACATCGTGGGGGAACTCAACGGGCTGCTGATTGATGCAAAAGCCTGCGTCGCGGCGTTCTTGCTTTTTGAGTTGGCCGATATTCATTCTGCGATAAGTGTTCTGCGTTGTTTTGATGGTGCGAGCTTGTCCCATTTGGAAAATACCTTCCAGAATGTCCTTCCGGTGCGTTTTGACTCGTTGAAATCTTTGTTCAACTTTGACGGTCCAAGGTATGAGTGCATCGAAAACGTGAATCCCTTGTAGTGGTAAATGTTCGAGCAGCTCACGATTGCCTTAACTGATCCGTTCTCATTTCTGTAAATGTGCGTAGCCATTAGGAATTCTTCACAAATGATCCGTTGATAATGGAGCCGGTGCGCGTGCTGATTTTGGTGTATGCCGCCTGTAAGCACTGCTCCGGCGTGAGTTTCAGCATCTCGCAAAGCAGGATTGCGGAAACGAACACGTCGCCGATTTCGAGCTTCAAATCCTCCGCGTGGCCAGTCTCGCCGCAGCAGATCATATCCACCTCGTCGAATACTTCCGCAGCCTCTTCTGTGAGCTTGTTCGCCTGAGCTGAAATCGTTCCTTTCCCATTCGGCCCCGTGATTCCCTTGTCGATCCCCCATTGCAGCACCTTCTCTACAAGTTCGGGCAACGGGTGATTCGTCTTGGTGATCTTGGCGCAATACGCCTCGTATGCCTCCCGCCGCTCGATTAGCCGCTGGTTGAGTTCCGCGATGTCAGCTTTCGCTTGGTTGAGTTCGCGCTCAAGTCGACCGCAAATTTGCATTGATCTCAGCGGAGTGTTAAATTCGCCGTTTGCGAATGCTTGAATAGTGTTTGGCACATCGGTTTTAGTTGTTTGCATGGTGTTTTTACTTGGTTTACGTGCTTACTTCGATGCGACATAGCCTTGCAGCTTCTCAGGCGCTCCGAGTGATTCAAGGAACGTTGCCGCGAGTTCATAGGCCCAAACTTGCGCAGACATCCATTCTTGCGCTGCGTCTGGCATGGCGTGCTTGAGAACGTCGAGCCGTGTTGATTCAGCCCGTAGAATCTTCGACGCTGGAATCGGTGATGGCTTCTTTATTTTTGGTTTTTTGGTTTTCATGAGTTAATAAATTGCTGTGTTGATCCTTTGAATTTTAGCTCGAAAGGAATTGAGAACGCGCCGACTCCGCGCCACTTGCGGTTCCAAAGCTGCCTGCGTTGAACGCCTGATTCCGATGTCGGATCGTGGTCAATTCCGTCCGGTGCCGACATTAGCCAGATGATGTCGGCATGATTTACCGGCCCTTTTGACTCCCTAATGTGCCGCAACTCTGGGATCTCATGCGGCTGCACCTCATCATTTAGCTGGACGAGCAGGTAGAGAACGATATCAAGTTCCCGCGCCAGCACCTTGAGTGCCCTGGCATCCTCGCTAATGGCCTGCTCCCGTGTTTGCCCCTTCTGCGTCCGAGTGTTGAGGAATTGCAGGTAGTCCACAAAGACGACATCTAATCCCTTGGTTGCCTTGAGTATTCGGCACCGGTGCGAAATTGTATCCACACTAAGATTCGGCTCGGTGTCGATGCGAACGGTTGGCTTGTCGTTCAAAACATCCTTCATGGATCTCACCATGCCGGCGGTGATTTGTTGCGCTCCGCTGAAATCTGAAGTCTTTACCCCACTCATGACAGCCATCGTGTTTGCCGCTTCATCTTCGTAGCTGGATTCTGCGAAAAAGCAGAGCGTTTTCAGCTTTTGCTTCCCGCAGTTGATTGCAATTTGGCGAGCTAATGCAGTTTTGCCAACATGCCTCAAGGCTCCAATGAGCACCATCTGCCCCTTTCTTGGCATCCCTTTGGAATCGATTTGGCGGATACCTGTAGGAATTGGCGGCAACTGCTCCGTGAGTCCCTGCATCCGCTCAATCATCGCGTGCCACATTTCTCCCAATGATTTCCCGATTTCCGTCGATGTTGCTCTTTCGCAGAGTTCCAGCTCGCTCTTTAGGTCGCCAATTGCGCGGAATGGTGCCGTAAATGGGTCAGAAATGCTTTTGAGTGTCTTGTGGCAGGAAATGTAAATTCGACGCAAACAAGCGGCATTCTGGACGTTTCTTAGGAAATCGCCGAAAGTGTTGTGCGGTGGCTTGTTGATGAGCAGTGAGTAAGCCTCGCCTACGTCGATCCTTTCGCGCATCATCAACGGCATCAGTGAAACGTCATCAACCGACTTTCCAGCGGAGTGCTGTTCCTTCATGATTTTGAAAATCGATGAATGGATCGGCTTGTAGAAATCGGAATCTTGCAGGCAGTTCCCGCAGATGTCGATGGTTGGCGATGGCGTGGACTGCATTAGGGCGAGTAAAGCTTGCTCTGAAATAATGTCGCTTGGTGGTTCTTCTAGAGCGTTCATAATGTTTTCCCGTTGTAGGTTTGTCCTTGCGGTCTTTGTAATCCCGCCATGAATGGCTTTTTCTGACTAGGTAGCCATCCTTGTGATTTCCATTTTCTGAATCCTGCTTTCCAGTCCTTCACTGATGATGGTCCGTTTTTCCATCCGTTTGAGGTCCAGTGGTCAAACATGAATTCCCCGTCAGATTCTGGGAGATTGATTTCGACGGCGTAGAGTTTCAGTTCTTGGATTGTTCCCTTGGACTTCTGTTTTTCGATGGATTTAGGATCACTCAAAGAAAAAGCGGACTCGTCCGCAACCTCTTTTACTTCCTTTGCTTCTGCTTCTGCCTTTGCTTCTGATATCGGTTTACATTGATTACCGTGTTTACTTTTGTTTACAGACTGTTTACAACGCTCACGATGAGCGGCCACTTTCTCCCGAATGTAATCCCTTCGCTCCTGCCCTCGGAGCATGTCGCGGTATTTTTGACCATTGAGAATGAAGTAACCTCCTTCAACCTCCTCAATCCTGCGGCCTTCGAATTCAACGGACCGTGAATACCGGTCTGGCTCTTGGAACTTGGTGAGATATTCTTCGCACTGCTCATTCGTGATATTGCACATCTTGGCAAGCGCTGGAACGGTTGCTCGGCAAATGTTCGCCTCATCTTTCAACGCCAACATGGTGATCCATAGGACGCGGCAATCATTCGGTTCCTGCCAAATGGTAGAAGTGACGATATCGGAAAAGAGTTTTGTGTATCCTTTTGTCATAATTTGTTTACTGTAAACATGTTGTGTTTACGCGCCACTATTTCCTTTTATAATTTCCATCGCCTTCGCGTGACGCTCCTCCATCTTGCGCCCGATCTCGATCAAAAATGGAAAGTTACGGTAAGCGATCATGTCTGCCGCGTATTTCTGCTCGCCCTCTGGATAGTCCATAAAGTCGATTGCAAGTTGACGCACGAAACGCGCTTCGTTTTCCTCTGGAGATAAATCACTCATTGCTGATAAAAAGAAAACCCCTCGCATTCGCCCATGTCAGAACGCCGCCGAGAATGGAGCGCATGGGTTGGAATGGAGGGGAAATTTTCATATTCTCTGATCGTTTAGAGCGCGGTTCTGAATCGCGTTGTTCTCTGAACTCTATTATGCCAAGGTTGATCCTGATTGCAAGAATTATCGCGGCATTGTTACAGATGGATTATACCCGACGGCATTTCGCTGAGTCATGCAATCCTGGAGTCGATTCCAAATTTCCAGTTGGTCATCCGGTTGCGCATGGAATAGCTCTTTCGCGATGGATTTTCCAAGAGCGTCCAGACGATGCCATTCGGATTCCTTGGACGGTTCCTTTTCGGATTCCTTTTGCTTAATGGCCAGCTTGATCGTTTCCGCGAGGTGTTGATCCAGCCAATCAGCGAGCCGTTGTTTGTCCTGCGGTGAGATTGGATATTGCAGGGACTGGCCTAGTTTTAGTTGTTCTAGTGTCATTTTGCTTGAGGTGTTGAATAATTTGTTGAAAAGTGAAAAATAATTGTTGCGCGCAGAAAATTATCAAGTAGTGTCCCTTACAACTAACTGACAACGCCATGAACTCCTGCAAAATCCTCACATCTAAGCCTCGCACAATCGAAGCCGCTCGCGAATTTGTTCGCCACCTTCTGAGTGTTCAAGCGCCAAAATGCCCGCTCCGGTTTCGCCCAGTGATCATCAATGCTGAAAATGCAGGGTTTCATGTTTGTGAATTTGGATTTGCTACAGCAAACGGTTTTGAGGTTGTTCGTTAAGCGAATAGTTCGAGTTGAGCGTTCGCATTAGCGAGGTTCTGTGATGACTGCTTGAAATAGGATTCCTTCAATTCAGATCCCACAAAGCGTCTTCCAAGTTTCAGAGACTGGTATCCTTCGCTGCCGATGCCGGTGAATGGTGAGAAAACGAGATCGCCAGGATTGCTCCAAAGCTCAACAGCCCGCCCAATGACATCAAGCTGGAGAGGGCAGATATGCTTCTCGTCGGCATGATCCCGCGCCCCGTCACGATTCAAGACGTTACCTTGATCCACGGTCATCCAGACTGGCGATGCGACTTCCTGCCACCAATCCACACTGTAATCCTTTGGGTTCTTGGTGACTGGTTTAACGCTTTCGCCGGGAGCGCGAAACACAAGCAGGTAATCAGCGCATCCCACCCGTGACTCGCTGGAATCAGCCTTTAGTGTCTTGTAAAGAAGCCCGTGCGCCTTGGTCCGTTGCATCTCGGTAACGGGTGATTTCCAGATGCAAATTCGGGAGTGGAAAAGGAAGTCGTGACGCCAGAATGCGCGGATAATTTCTCCGCTAAAATCCTGAAACTCAATCTTCCCGTGCTTCCATTTCGTGCTGAGAAGATCAACGCAATGAACTGCGACTTCCCGTCCAGGAACCATGATGCGTTTCAACTCCGCAATCAGTAACTCAAAATGTTCCGTGAATGCTTTCAAGTCATCGCAATTCCCCATGTCTTGCAGATCGTCTGAGTAGGTGAACAGGTCCGCAAATGGCGGAGAGAACACGCTAAAATCAATGGAATGGTCGGGAATGTTTCGCGCTACTCTTACGCAGTCGCCATGGTGCAAAGTCCATCCATCTCCTGTAATTGTCTCAATATTGGTTTTCATCGTCAGTTGTTTTGATTGTTGGCTCTTGAAGCATTCGGCAGCGTGCTTCATCGCTGTTTGCATATTCTCATGTTGTTTGATTTTGCGCGTGATCGTCTTCATGATCGCCTCTTCGGTGCTGGCCTGAATGATATAAGCGTTGACCTGCTTGGTTTGGCCGAATCGGTAAGAGCGGCGTAGCGCCTGATAGAAGTCTTCAAACGAGTAGGACAATCCGACGAACGCCACGTTGCGGCAATGTTGCCAATTCATCCCAAACCCGAAGATGGAGCTTTTCGAGATAACGACGCGAATCTCTCCGCTTGTGAATTTCATGGCTGAATCTTCCTTGAATTTCGCCGTGTCGCTTCCGGTAACTTCAACAGCATCAGGAATTAATGCAGCCAATCTCTCGCTTTCGTCGTTGGTATTGCACCATACGATCCACGATTCATCTGAATGATTAACCATGCGGGCGACTTCTGCGCATCGCGCTTCTGCCGTCATTCGCATTTCCCGGTGCATCGTTGTTGCTGATAGCGTTGGAATGCGGAATAACTCGCCTTCCTCTGCGCCTTCCGTGGCATCAACTTCTACACTAATCGTTTGCAGATTCAACGGAGGCAGAATGTATCCATCATCAGCAAATCCAATGTCTGACGGTTTCGAGATACAAGCAGCCCACGACGCCACCCATTCCCAGAAAGGCTTCTCTGCGTGCTTTTTAAGACGCCAGTCCCCGGTGTTAAACGTGTCATTCAGGAAAAACGTGGCAAGCATCTGAGCGGGCGAGCAGACTCCCAAGAATTCAGCATGTTGCCCGAACTCGGTGTAATCGTTCGGTGACGGTGTTGCGGTGCAACAAAGCCGATATTGAGTGTCTGCGAAACGATCCGTTAGCTTGCGCCTAGTCTTTCCGGTGAACGCTTTCAGTATCGAGCTTTCATCAATTACAACTCCGCCAAAGTCGATCCCGTCCAGATGGTCGATCTTGTCGAAGTTTGTGATAATCACGCCGTTGAATTCAGCTTGTCCGATCTTGTAAATTTCCGCAGAATATCCAAACTTGATCGCCTCGGAATGAGTTTGAGCGGCGACAGCAAGCGGAGTCAGAATCAGGACTGGATTCCCGGTCTTCTCGGTGACTTGTCGCGCCCACTCGATTTGTTGAAGCGTCTTTCCAAGTCCGCACTCTTCAAATAGAGCGGCTCGGCCTTTACGGATTGCCCATTGGACAACTTGCTTCTGCCAGTCGAATAATGGGGCGGTGATTTCTTGCGGCTCAAAACCGTAGTCTTGCGCCTTTTTGGATTTGGATGTGATAAATTGATCGTAGTTCATATTGGTTCTGTGGTTCTAAGTTTCGCGATTTTCGCAGTGATTCGTTTAATCTTGCGACTGTAGTAAATGATCCCGTGATCGTTCAGACTGGCGCACGCTGCCTTGTATTGGATCTTGGCAACGGTGAGCTTGCTTTGGAGTTGGTCTAGGGTCATTTCCCCTCCTTCTTAGCCTTGCGAATGAGCGCAATTCCCGCCGCCTCGCATTGCTTGCAGCAGTATTTCCGCTCCGCTTTGTCCTTGCATTCAGGGTTTCCGCAAGGGTTCCAGTCTTTGTAAATGCGTTGTTTTGCTATGATTCTGTTGGTTGCCATTATAGTGATTTCCTTCTTTGGTGTTCTGCGATTAGGGCGGCATCGATCAGCCCGTTATGGTTGATCTTGCACCGTGGACTTGCCCGCCAGTCTTCATCCGGCCAGATTGCGATTGCGCATTTCTCAGCGTAAACTTTGCTCAGTCCCGCTGGAAACTTGCCGATGATTGCCCGTTGCCAGGAACCAGCATTGACTGGCTTAAACTGCAATCCCGATAGTAGGCACACTGCGCGAACACTGTTAAATGATGCCTCCATAGACTTTGCGGCTTTGACAGATTTAGAGCCAACTGGAGACTCGCAGATTACGGCTGTTTCACTGTTCGGATTCAGTGATTGTATCCAATGTTTCAGCATCACAACGTCGATCCGGTTGATGCCTTCATTGACCGTTGGCATGGTTGATTTTGCGATTATGTGGCCTAGTGGCCCGATGGCGACGAGTCCGCCGCTGATGCCGTTGTCTATTCCGATAATCATAGTGTTAAAACGGGTTTGAGCTTCTTGCTAAGTTCCGCGTATTCGATTAGAAAAGTTTCCAGCGCCCTTTCGACTTTCTCGGTGTAGCTGTCGCGCTCGACAACGATATGGAATGGAGCGAGGCCTGGAAACCAACTCCAAAAGTGATAACTATTCAGCCCCGTGACGGCCATACTTCCATGCACCTGCTGCTTGTATTCATCAGGCAGCTTTCCGCCCGCGTGATACTTTACATGCGTAGCTGGAAAAGGGCATTTGATTTCAACTCCGCTGATATAGTCGTCACCGCATTTAATCAGCCCGTCTGGACTGCATCCAATCACCCCATTATCCTGAGTGACAAATCCAACCTGCTCGACTTGCAGGCCAGTATGAGCCATGAACGCTTCCCTCGCTTCCGGCTCAAGCTCTGTCCCGCGATCAGTTGCCCAATTGCCAGTCCATTTCCCGAAGTCTGGAACGTAGCAGTTGGCGACTAATTCCGCCATGTAATCGAATCGTTGCGCTGACAGGTCGCCTTTTGCGGCCGTGATGATACTGCTAAACT